CGCATTTGGACAATAAAAGTCCCATCAAAACGGTTCAAATGGAGTTCAAATGGCAGGAGTGAAGGGGCGCAGCGGCGGAGCCCGGCCCAACTCTGGGCCAAAGCCGAAAGAACCTGTCGTTTTGGTGCTTGGCGCCATCTACGACGACCCGGACAAGTTTTTGAAGGCCGTCATGAACGACAGCGGCACGGATGCCAAGCTGCGCGTGGACGCGGCCAAGGCGCTGCTGTCTGCCCAGGTGCGCCGCGCTGAGAATGGCGGCAAGAAGCAAGAGCAGGCTGAGGCCGCCAAGAAGGTCGCCAGCAAGTTCGCCACGGCCACACCCCCGAAGCTGGTTGCGGCTGGCGGTAAGAAGGTCTGATGTCAGAGTGGTCAACAAGCTGCCATGACTGGGCGGCGCGGCTGCGCGCGGGCGCGTCGATCATTCCACCGCCGATCTTCCCCGAGCAGGCAGAGCAGGCGCTTGCCATCTTCAAGCAATTGAAGATCGTGGACGCGCCTGGAAGCCCGACATTTGGAGAGTCGTGCGCGGAGTGGGTTTTCGATCTGGTGCGCTCTATCTTCGGGGCCTACGACGCAGAAAGCGGGCGCAGGCTCATCACGGAATGGTTCATTCTCATTCCAAAGAAAAACTCAAAATCGACCATCGCAGCTGGAATCATGATGACTGCGGTCATTTTGAACTGGCGTCAGTCGGCTGAGTTTTCGGTACTTGCGCCCACGGTGGAGGTCGCCAACAACGCCTTCGCGCCAGCCCGCGACATGGTGCAGAAAGATGATGAACTGGAAGTGCTGATGCACGTCCAGACTCACATCAAGACCATCACGCATCGGGAAAGCGGCGCGGCGCTGAAAGTGCTGGCGGCTGACCAGAACACGGTAGGCGGCAAGAAGTCTGTCGGCACCCTGGTGGATGAGCTTCACCTGTTCGGCAAGATGGCCAGCGCCGAAAACATGTTCCGGGAAGCCTTGGGCGGCCTGGCATCGCGGCCCGAGGGCTTCGTGATCTGGCTCACCACGCAATCCGACGAACCACCGGCAGGCGTGTTCAAGCAGAAGCTGGACTACGCCCGCGACGTGCGCGACGGCAAGATCATCGACCCGGCGTTCGTTCCGGTGATCTTCGAACACCCGCCCGAGATGGTGGAGAACGGCGACTGTCTGAAGCTGGAAAACATGGCCATGGTGAATCCCAACATGGGGTTCTCGGTGGATCAAGCATTCCTTGAGCGCGAGTTCAAGAAGGCCGATCTGGCCGGTGGCGACTCGTTCCGGGGCTTCATGGCCAAACACGCCAATGTAGAGATAGGCCTGAACCTGCGCAGCGACCGCTGGGCTGGTGCCGATTGGTGGGAATCTCAAGCCAAGGCCCCAGGCCTGACGCTCGACCAGTTGCTAGACCGCTCCGAAGTGGTGGATATAGGCATTGACGGCGGGGGCTTGGATGACTTGCTGGGCCTTGCCGTGATAGGCAGGGACAAAGACACGCGCGAATGGCTCACATGGACGCACGGCTGGGCGCATCCGTCTGTGCTGGAGCGCCGCAAGGAAGTTGCCCCCCGGCTGCACGACTTCGCCAAGGATGGAAACCTCACGCTGGTGCAAAACATCGGCGAGGACGTGGAAGACGTGGCCGGTATCTGCGCATTGATCGAAGCGCGCGGCCTGCTGGACAAGATCGGGTGTGACCCGGCTGGGCTGGGCGGCATCGTGGATGCCCTGGCAGAAGCCGGTTTGCCCGAAGAGAAGCTGATAGGCGTGTCCCAGGGCTGGAAACTCACTGGGGCCATAAAAACGGCAGAGCGCAAGCTGGCCGAAGGCGTGCTAGTCCACGGCGGACAGTCGCTGATGGCCTGGTGCGTAGGCAATGCAAAGGTAGAGCCACGCGGCAACGCCGTAATCATCACGAAACAGGCGGCAGGCAGCGCCAAGATTGACCCACTGATGGCGCTGTTTAACGCCGTCACTCTCATGTCGCTGAACCCAGCAACAGAAGCAACCCCCGAAATTCACTCACTCGACCTCTACTCATGACCCAAACCCTGGATTTGACCGCCAAGCCGCAAGGCAGCCGAGTCCTTGGGGACTGGATCGCCAGTCGGGAAGGCGCTGCAGAGCGTGCGGGCATTGTTGCCCTGGGCGAAAACAGCACCGGCAGCCTCACGCTGAGTGAGTTGACGGCGATGATCGGCGCGTCTGCCGTGTCGTCGTCCGGCGCGTCGGTTACTGCTGACACGGCCATGAAGGTGTCTGCGGTCTACGGCTGTGTGTCACTGATTGCCGGGGCTATCTCCACCCTGCCGCTGGGCGTGTTTCAGCGCACAGCAGAAGGCCGGGACAAGGCAGATCACCCTTACTGGTGGCTGTTCAACGAGCAGGCAAGCGAGGCATGGACAAGCTCGGCAGCGCTGGAGTACCTGATCAGCTCCAAGCTGTTCTATGGTGACGGCTTCGGTCGTCTGATGCGCAGCAACCGCAGCAATCAGGTGATTGGCTGGGAGCCTCTGCATCCGCTTTCGGTGCAGCCCTTCAAGCATGAGGGGCGCGTGCTGTATCGGGTGACAAAAAGTGGCGAAGCACCCTACACGTTGGACAGTTCGGACGTGATCCACCTGCCCAGCCTGGGGTTTGATGGACTGACCAGCCCTAGCCCGATCACCTACGCAGCACGCGAAGCGATTGGTACGGCAATTTCTGCACAGCAGTTCAGCGGCCAGTTCTTTGCTGGTGGAGCTAACTTCGACTACGCGCTCAAGACCACATCGAAACTGACGGCGGAACAGCTCACGCAGCTGAAAGCCTCCTTGCTGGGGCGCGCGCAAAACGGCGGGCGCGGCCCTTTGATCCTCTCCGGTGGCCTGGAGCCAGCGCAGCTGTCTGTGAACAGCAAGGACGCCGAAATCCTAGCAACGCGCCTGTTTACGGTGGAAGAAATCTGCCGCGTGTTCGGCGTGCCGCCCCACATGGTGGGCCACACGGACAAGACAACCAGCTGGGGAAGCGGTATCGAATCGCAGGGTATCGGCTTCGTCCGGTACACCCTGCAGCGCCACCTGACGCCCATGCAGCAGGAGTTGAACCGCAAGCTGTGGCCGGTGCGTGAGCGCTTCTTCGTGGAGCACATCACCGCAGCACTGGAGCGCGGCGACCTGAAGGGCCGCTACGAGGCCTACCGCATCGCCCTGGGCCGCGCTGGCGAAATGCCGTTCATGGCGTCTGATGAAATTAGAAGGCTCGAAAACATGCCGCCAAACGAGAACTTGCACATCAACCCCGGCCAGGCTGGAAGCCAGCCAGCAGAAGGGAAGCCGCAATGAATATGAAACTTCTCCAGCTACTGCTGGATAACCGTCGCCCTGATGGGAAGTCGCGCTCGCGTTTCGAGGCAGCGACCAAGGACAGCGGCGAGACGACCGTCTACCTGTATGACCCAATTGTGGGCAGTCGCATGCTTGCCGAGTTGTTCGGATACGTGTGCGCCCAGGAGATGGTGCCCTCCATCGACGGCGTGAAAGACGGCACCCTGGTGCTGCGCGTCAACTGCCCTGGTGGTGACGTTTTCGCCATGCAGGCCATCATGAACGCACTTCGAGCGGCGTCCGAGCGCGGCGTGCGCCTGGTCGGCCAGGTCGATGGCGTGGCTGCCAGCGCCGCCACCGGCATTCTGGCCGTGTGCGACGAGGTAATCATGGGCGCTGGCACCCAATACATGATCCACAACTCCCAAGGCATGGCCATGGGCGACCGCAACGAGCTGCGCGCGTTGGCCGACCTCATGGAAAAGGTGGACGGCGGCATGCTCGAAGCGTACATGGCGAAATCCGGCAAGCCCGAGGCTGCAATTCGCGGCTGGATGGACGCCGAAACCTGGTTCACCGCAGAGCAGGCCGTGGACAACGGATTCGCCGACCGCGTGAACACGGGAGGCAAGAAGGCCAAGGCATCGGCTGACTGGAAGCTAGACGCCTTCGCCAATGCGCCAAAGGCCCCCGCTGCCGACCCCGACCCACAGCCAGAACCAGAGCCCGCACCCACTGCGCTCTTTGCATCGGACGACCACCGAGAACGACAGCAACAGCGCCTCCGGGTGCTATCGCTTCTTACCGCGTAACGATCACCCCAACAACTGAACCGCCCTAGAGGCGGTTTTTTTGTGCCCGCAAGGGCCTCACAGCACCCCGCACGGCGTCCTGCCCTGCGGGTTTTTTATGCCCCTTGCGGGCGCTCTCTTCACAGAAAGGCCACCAAATGGCGTCGAAACTCGCACAACTCCGCGCCCAGCGTGACGCAAAGGCCAAAGCAGCTCACGAACTGAACGCCAAGACGCCCACCGACCAGCGCATGAACGCTGCTGACGCCTCCGCGTTGGACGCCCTGCTGGCCGAAGTGGAAGCAATCGACGGTGAAATCGCCCGTGAGAACCGCATCAATCAGATTGCCGGTGACGCACAAGCCGAACACGAAGCCGCGATGAACGCAGCGACCCGCAACGGCGGTGGCAAATCTGACGAAGCTGCTGCACTGCGCGCCATGCTCAAGGGCGGTTTGTCTGCCCTGACCCCAGAGCAGCGCCAGGCCGTTGCATCTCGCCAGAACCCCGACATTCAGGCCGCAATGTCCACGACCACCGGCTCCGAAGGTGGTTTCACTGTGGCTACGGAATTCAGCCGCCAGTTGATTGAGGCCATGAAGGCCACGGGCAGCGTCCGCAGCGTGGCGAGCAACATCCGCACCGCAACCGGCGCTCAGATGCTGTTCCCAACGACCGACGCGACGGCAGAAGAGGGTGAAATCGTCGGCCAAAACGCATCCGTCACGCTGCTGGAAACCACCTTCGGGCAAGCATCGCTGGATGTCTACAAGTACAGCTCCAAGAGCATCGCTTTGCCCTTCGAGCTGCTGCAGGATTCGATGTTCGACATCGAATCCTACATTCAGAACCTGCTGCGCCTGCGCCTGGGCCGCATCCAAGACCGGCACCACGTTCTGGGCACCGGTACCGGCCAGCCGCACGGCGTGGTCACCAAGTCCACGTTGGGCAAGACCGGCACCACCGGCCAGACCACCAGCGTCATCTATGACGACCTGGTGGACTTGGAGCACTCCATTGACCCGGCCTACCGCGCGAACTGCCGCTACATGATGAACGACAGCACCCTCAAGGCGCTGCGCAAGATCAAGGACAGCCAGAACCGCCCCATCTTCGTGCCAGGCTACGAAACCGGCAACCCTGGCGGCGCGCCCGACCGCCTGCTGGGCCGCGAGATCGTCATCAACCAGTACATGGCCGCCATGGCCGCCAGTGCCAAGTCGATCCTGTTCGGCGACTTCTCGAAGTACCTGGTTCGCGACGTGATGGACGTGACCCTGTTCCGCATGACTGACTCGGCTTACACGCTCAAGGGCCAAGTCGGCTTCGTGGCGTTCTGCCGCTCTGGCGCGAACATGGTGGACAACGGCGGGGCCATCCGCCACTACGCTAACTCGGCCACCTAAGCAGGAGCCTGCACATGGCAACCAAAAAGCAATCCGCCCCGGCTTCGGCTGGGGCTGCACTGGTGCTGTGCGCGGGCGCCTTTGATGGTGTGCGCCCCATCCCTGCGGGCGCCATCGTTGAGGGCGTCCCCGCAGAGGTGTTGAGCGACAACGCGTATTGGCTTGATGCACATCCGGACGCTGTGGCAAGTGCGCGCGAATCTGGCGCTCTTGTACTGCAGTACGCCGACTGACCATGGCAAAGATCGACTTTGTTGCGGCAAAGCTGCATCTGCGCGTCACTGAGCCTGACGAGGACACGCTGATCGCCGCGTTGATCGCCGCCGCCTATGCGAACGTTGAGGGTCGCATCTTCCGCAAGGTGTACGACACGGAAGAAACCATCCCGGCAGAAGACACCACAGGCATCTATGTGAACGAAGCGATCAACGCAGCAGTGCTGCTGATCGTCGGCCACCTGTATGCCAACCGCGAGGACGTGATTACTGGCGCGACATCCACGGCTATACCGATGGGATCCGAGTTTTTGATCACGCCGTACATCAACTTCGCAGGGGGCGCCTGATGCAAGCCGGTCGCCTCAACACCCGCATCACCATCCAGCGCCGCACAGGCGGTGAAGATGCGTGGGGCGCCCCGCTGCCCGCCGGCTGGGAAGACGTAGCCCAGGTGTGGGCGAACGTGCGCCATGTGAGCGGCAGCGAAATGATCCGCGCCGATGCCGATGGGAGCAAGGTCAAGGCCTCCATACGTATCCGCTGGCGCTGCGGCATCGATGCGGGCATGCGCGTGCTGATCGGGCAGTCCTTCTATCTGGTGGATGCTGTCTTGCCTGACATGCAAAAGCGCGAGCATGTGGACATCGTGGCCACCCTGGAGGTCTGAGCCATGGCAAACGGACGCAACAGCACCAGGCGCAGCAGCCGCAAGCACCTGACAGGCCCGAAGACTGACGCCTTCTTTGTGGACGCAAGCGGCATCGATGGAATCGCCGACATGCTCGATCAAATGGGCGAGGCCGTGAGAGACGCTATCCGCCCCGTTGCCCAGGCCGGCGCCCAGGTGTTCTACGACCGAGTGAAGGCGAACGTCGCCGCCATGGGCCGCGTCACCGGTAACCTGAACAACGCCATTTATCAGAAGTACGTCTCCGAGCATTCCGAGGACGGCAAAAAGGCCATCTACCGCGTCTCGTGGAACGTCATCAAGGCGCCGCATGGGCGCTTGCTGGAGCATGGCTACATGCAGCGCTACGCGCGCTATGTCGGCAAGGACGGCAACTGGTACACCGACAAGAAAAAGCCGCTGAAGACGCCAAAGCAAGTCCCAGGCAAATTCTTTGTCGCCCGCGCCCGAGCGGCGGCGCCCGAGGCCATGGCCGCCATGCAAAAAGAACTCGCAGGCCGCCTTGAGGCCTTGCGCTACGGGGGCGCCTGATGGCATTGGAAGATGAACTGCTGCGGCGCCTGCGCCTGCACTGCCCGCGCGTCTCCACGCCCACGGCGCCGTTTGGCACGGCAACGCCCTACGTGACCTGGCAGCACGCCGGCGGTATTGCCGTGCGCTACCTGGACAACAGCGCGCCAGACAAGCGCAACGCCTTCATCCAGGTCAACACCTGGGGCACCAGCAAGAAAGCCGCATTCGACCTGCTGCGCGCCATCGAGGAAGAGCTGTGCGCGGTGACAGATGGCAGCTTTGTCGCGGTGCCGCAAGAGGAACCATCGGACGCCTACATCGACGGCAACGAAGGGCAGCAGCCGGGGCAGCTATGCGGTGCCTTACAGACATTCAAGGTGTGGGGCTCCCGGGCCTGAGGCTCTGCGACGTGTGCTACGGCCCGGTGATTTCCGTACCGTCGATCTTGTAAAGATCATCGAAACAACCGAATTCGATATTCCTGATACCGAATTCGATGTTGATGGGTAGACGCCATCCTGAGAAAATTCATGCATCCCGGCGCGGCACGAAAAGGCGCGGCCAGGTAAGTTGCGATCTGGCACGGCTCGTTAAGGCCGGGTAAGCCAAGGCACGGCAAAACATGGGCCGTAAACGGCAGACAAGGGCGATCTTCGTGTCGCCCTTTTTCTTTGGGAAATCGAATGTCTCCATCAACAAAAGAACTCCACCAAACACTGATTCGGCTCATCAAGGGCTGCGTCAGCGCATGGGAGCGCTGGCTGCAACAGCAGAAGTAACTCCCTCAATCCGTACTGCCTCGCGACATGCCTCGCCTTCGGGCCTCGCGTGTCGGTTGCCTCGCAGAAATCAGCCGCCTTCTGGCGGTTTTTTCATTTCTGAAAGGTAATAAAGTGTACTTAACCGCAGTAGGCTCAAAATTTTTCTACAGCACCAGTTTCGGCCCCAAAAAGACCGTCGATAGCGTCACCAACGCCGACCCGGCCGTGGCCACCTCCACGGCGCACGGCTTCGCCAACGGCAAAGAGCTGCTGCTGCTCAATGGCTGGGAAGATGCCGCCGAATCCATTTGGCGCTCTACCGCCGTCGCAGCCAACACCGTGACGCTGGAAGATCTCGACACCAGTGATACCGAGTGGTTCCCCAGCGGTACCGCGTCCAGCGGCACGCTGCAGGAGGTCTCCAACTGGCAGGAAATCGGCCAGGTGCTGGACGTGTCCAGCACCGGCGGCGGCCGTCGTGACATCACCGTGTCGCCGCTGGCGCGCCGCAACTCCGTCGTGCTGCCCGCCGGCTTCGAAGCATCTGGCATCGACTTCACGCTGGGCTTCGACCCGTCTCGCGTCGATCAAAAGGCCATGGACAAGATCAGCCGCCGACTGTCGCAGCGCGTGGCCTTCAAGTTCGTGCTGCCCGGCGGCGCAAAGCTGTACGCCTATGGCTTCCTGCAGAAGTCCGGCCTGCCGCAAATGGCCAGCCAGGACGTGATGAAGGTGAATGTTTCCTGCTCGTTCCTGGGCATGGTCAGCACCTACGTGGACGCGTAAACGCCCATCCCCCCGAGCACCTACCGCGCCCGCTTCTTCCGTTTTGCGGCGGAAGGGCGGGCGTGGCAAGGGCATTTCAACCCGCCGCAAACGAAAGCATTCAATGAACACCCCCATCAAGCTGAAAACCATCTTTGGCCCCAAGGAAGACTTCAACGTCCCCGTCATTGTCAAGAACCTGCAGGGCCAGGACGTTCAGATCGACTTCCAGTGCAAGGCGCGCACCAAGACCGAATGGGCGCCCGTGAAAAAGGAGATCGTCGCCACGCGCATCGCCAAGATCAAGGAGCAGGCCGAGGCCGCCCTGAAGGAGGAGAAAAAGGCCAAGGACGACGACACCGCGCAGACGTGGAAAGACACACTGAAGCGCGTCAAGGAATTCGAGGAGTCCGACGCCATCGCCCTTGCCGGCGCCCCCAACGCCGAACAGGCCGCCATCGCGCTCAAGATCGCCAACGGCTGGAGCCTGGACATCCCCATGAACGCCGAAAACCTGGCCGCCATGGAAGACGCCTATCCCGGCTCCATCGAGGCGCTGGTGACCGGCTATGACGGCGCCGTGTTTGGAGCACGCGAAAAAAACTGACGGACGTTGCCAGCGCCCTCTATCGCAAGCGCCCCAAGGGCGATGGCGGGTTTGGCAACGTCAAGATGGCCGGCAAGCTGGTGCAAATGGCGCAGGCGGCCGGCATGCAGGAAAACACCGTCGAAGTGTGGCAAGAGAACGCGCCCTCCGTGGCGTTTTTCACTGACTACTGCGGCACGCAATGGCGCGCGGGCATGGGCGGCGCGACCGGGCTGGACTACACGGCCGTGATTGCCAGCCTGCGCACATTGAGGCTGAAGCAAGAGCGTTTTGACGAAGTGTTTGCCGACGTGCGCGTGATGGAGCGCGCGGCGCTGGCTGAGATGAACAAGGAATAGGTATGGCAGAACGCACCGCCCCGCACAGTGAGATCGTTGTCGGTGCGCAGGACAACGCCTCGCCCACCTTTGACCAGATCCGCAACAGCGTCGAAAAAATGGCGCTGGCGATGAAGCAGTCCAGCGACAAAGCCAATGGCGCGATGAAAGATATGGACGCGCAGACGGAAGCGTCAGCGCGCGCGACAAAAAGCGCCCTGTCCGCCATATCTCGCGCGCAAACCGAGGCGATGCGCGGCCTGGTCGAAGCTGGCGGATACGCATACAAATCCGCAGATGGTATTGAGTACCTTGCCAAGCTGCGCAAAGCGGACGCAACTGCAATTCAGGGCCAGGTCGCCGCGCTGCGTGAGCTTGAAGCTGTTATGTCCGCTGCCAGCGCGAAACAGCGCGAGATGGCAAGCCAGCAAAATTTCCTCGCCAATCTGACGCGCGAAACCGAAGGCATAGGCAAGACGCGCGCCGAGCTGGTCGCATTGCAGGCGGCGCAACTGGGCGTGGCAGACAAGGCGGCGCCCCTGATTGCGAAATTGCGCGAGCAGGAGACGCAATTCGGCGCAAACGGCAAATCGGCCAAGGAAATGCAGGCCGCATTGCGCGGCGTGCCCGCCCAAATCACCGACATCGTGGTATCGCTGCAGGGCGGACAGGCGCCATTGACCGTGCTCTTGCAGCAGGGCGGCCAGCTGCGCGACATGTTCGGCGGCGTGGGAGTCGCGGCGCGCGCATTGGGCAGCGCCGTGCTGGGCATGGTGAACCCGCTTACCGTCTCGCTCGCCACTGTCGCGGGCCTGGGCTACGCCTACAGCCAGGGCAGCAAAGAGGCCGATGCTTTCCGCCTGGCCCTGGTCTCCACCGGCAGCGCATCCGGCGCCACCGTGGGCCAGATGCAGCAAATGGCCGCCAGCATAGACGGCGTGGTGGGCACGCAGGCCAAGGCCGCCGAAACGCTGGCCCTGTTCGCCACGCAAACGGTGGCCGGCAAGGCCAGCATGGAGCAATACGCGACCGCTGCCATTGCATGGGAGCAGGCCAGTGGAGAATCGGTGGAGAGTGTCGCCAAGAAGTTCGGCAGCTTGAAGGATGCGCCGCTACAGGGCGTGCTCAAACTCAACGAGAGCATGAACTTCCTGACCGAATCGGTCTATGCGCAGATCAAGTCCTTGGAAGAGCAGGGCAAGACCACCGAGGCGGCGAAGGTGGCGCAGGACGCACTGGCGAACGCACTGCAAGACCGATCTGCCGAGATGGTCAAGAACCTGGGCAGCATCGAGCGCGGCTGGAAGAACGTCAAGCACGCCGTCGCCGAGACCTGGGACGCCATCAAGGCTATAGGCCGCGTCACGCCACCCGAGGAGTTGCTGTCGGCATCCCGCTCGCGCGTGAACGTGATGCAGGCCGAATACGACTACAAGATCCAGCGCGGCATGTCCACGGGTACGCTTGGCGAGCGGCTGGAGAAGGAAAAGGGGCTACTCGCCACGCTGCAGGCGCAGGTGAAGGCCAACGCGGACAGCGCACAAGCCGAGGCCGACCGGCTCACGCGCGTCAACGCCAGGGCCGACGCGGACAAGAACGCGCTGAAGTACCTGGACGATCAAGCCAAGATGGCGCGGCAGATCGCGGCCGAGCGCGAGACCATCCAGCGCGCCTACACCGGCAAGACCGATGCTGCATCGCAAAAGGCCATGGCGGCGGAAATCGAGGCCAGCGAAGCGAGCATCCGCAATAGCTACGAAAAGACAAAGAAGGTGCGCGAGTCGGCGGCGACTGGCGAAAGCGAAGTCGCCAGCATCCGCGCCAAGATCGCGGAACAAACGCGCTACCTGAAGACCATGCAGGAAACCGGCGCGGAATACACCAAGCTGACCGAAGGCGAGCGGCTGGTCATCAAGATCAACGAGGAGCTTCAAACCGGCCTGAAAGGCGCGGCCAGGGCCAACAAGGAAAAGGCACTGGCAGCAGCCGAGGCGCTGGTGGTGGTTGAAAAGCAAGTCGGCGCGGAACAGGCGCTCGCAAAGTCCAACGCAGAATCCGAGGCCGCCTATCGAAAAGACCTGTCTGCCATGGCGCAGCGCACCGATGCCATGGACGCGCAGGCGGCGCAGTTGGAGGCCGCCAATGCCGTGTACGGCAAAGGCAAGATCGCCATTGAGGAGTACAATCTGCAGCTGGAGCAGGAGCGGCTGAAGCGCCTGAATGCGCTTGGCCTGCAGGGTGCAACGACCGAAGAGTTGACACGCGAAATCGAAGCCCGGCAGCGGCTGATTGCCGCCATGAAGCAAGCCGAGTTCAAGGCGGCAAGCCAAAAATCTACCGAAAGCCTGAAGCAGGCCAGGGCCGCGAATGGCCTGGTGCGCGAAGAAATCGGCCTGATCGGCATGACCGAGGTGGAGCGCAAGAAAATCATTGCAGCACGCAAGGCAGAAATCGAACTCGCAAAGGAGCTGCGCGCCATCGACGCCATGGGCATTGACGAATCGGACAAGGAAACGCTGCGCATTGAGGCCCGCGCCAAATCCCGGATTGATGCGGAGACCAATGCGTCGCGCGCTGTGCTGGACGTCTGGCAAAAGACCGCCGACGACATCAACCGCAGCTTGACCGACGCGCTGCTGCGCGGTTTTGAGAGCGGCAAGGACTTCGCCAAGAACCTGCGCGACACGATCAAGAACATGTTCAGCACGCTGGTGCTGCGGCCCATCATCAGCGCCGAGATGCAGCCCGTGTCTATGGCGATCAATGGCGCGGTGCAAGGCGGGGGCAGCGCCGGGTCGGCGATGAATCTGCTGTCCATGGGCAAGGATCTGTACGGGGCCATACAGGGCGGGTTTGCCACCATGACGAACAGCATCGCCATGTATGCGCAGCAGGGCATCAACTTTCTGACGGGCGCGGGGCCGATGTCCGCCACGTCGCTACCAGGCGCCGCGGCGCAGGGCATTGGTGCCGCGGGATCAGCGCTGGCAGGCGTTGCCGGCGGCATCTACGGCGGGCGCTTTGTGTCGGGCGGGTATTCAGCCTGGGGCGGCTCAGGCAATTCGGCCGTGAACACGGGCACGGCCATAGGCGCCGCCGTCGGCTCCATCGTGCCTGGCATCGGCACGGCCCTGGGTGCACTGGTCGGCGGCCTGCTCGGCGGCGCCGTCAACCGCCTGTTTGGCCACAAGCTCAAGGACAGCGGCATCGAGGGCGACTTTGGCGGCGCCACCGGCTTCGAGGGCCGCCAGTTCGAGTACTACAAGGGCGGCGTCTTCCGCTCCGACAAGACCAAGTACAAAGACTTGGACGAAGAAACCCGCGCAGCCCTCGCCGACACCTTCAACACTATGCGCAGAGGCGCCAAGGAGATGGCCGGCGTGCTGGGCCTGGGTACCGAGGCCATCGACAGCTTTACCGCCCACGTCAAAGTCTCCTTGAAGGGCCTGAGCGCCGAGGAGGCCGACAAGCGCCTGAAGGAGGAGTTCGACAAGCTCTCCGAGTCGCTGGCCTCGACCACCCTGGGCACCGATGAATACACCCGCTCTGGCGAAACCGCCGTGCAGACCCTCACGCGCCTGTCGAGCAGCCTGGTCGCAGTGAACTATGTATTCGACCACCTCGGCGTCACCCTGCTGTCGGCCAGCCTGGCGAGCGGCGACCTGGCATCGGGGCTGATCGACGCCATGGGCGGCATGGAGCAATTCCAGTCCACCCTACAGGGCTACTACCAGTCGTACTACAGCCAGACCGAGCAGCTGTCGAACGCGGCGCGCACCATGGGCAAGGGCTTCGATGAGCTGGGCGTGGCCATGCCCCGCTCGCGCCAAGAACTGCGCGGCATGATCACCGCAGCCCTGGAGGCCGGCGAATCGGGTCAGGAGCTGGCCGCCAGCTTGCTGAACGCATCGGCCAACTTCGACAGCTTTGCCGACTCGCTGATGTCTCTGTCTGGCATTACGACCGACACCATCAAAGGCATCTTCTCGACCATCCTGGATGAGGCCGGCAGCGCGCAGGAAGCCGAGCAGATGGCCGCCGATGCCTTCGGCGTGATGATCATGGACTCGATGCAGAACGCCATGCTGTCGGGCTTGAGCGACATGGTCATGAACAGCCTGGTGGCCCCGATGATGGAGAGCATGCTTGCAGGCGCCGTGACGGGCAGCACCGCGCTGGCGTCCGGCGGCGCCACGGCCGCCGCGGCCATGGCCCAGGGTGGGGCCTATGCCGGCGCGGCGAATGCAGGCGGCGGTGCGGCGGCGGCGGATAGCATGGCCCAGGGCGGGGCGTCTGCCGGCGCGTCCATGGCCTCGGGCGGCGCCGCGGCGGGTGGGGTGGTGGGCTCCTTCCTCGACCATGCAAAAGTCTACCTGGGGAATTTCACTGCCGTGATGAGCGACCCGGAGGTCCAGGCCGCGATGGCCGAGCTGGGAAAGACCTTCGGCTCCACCGCTGGCAGCTTGTACAGCTTCTCGGGCGGCGGTGGTGGTGGCGCCAAATCGTTCAATGGCGGCGGCGGCGGTGGCGGTGGTGCCGCCAGCGAGGCCGACAAGCTGGCCGAGTCCATGAAGAAGCTGGGCGAGGTCATAGGCGACGAAATCAAGCGCCTGACCGGCGCCATGGACGACTTCGACCCCAAGCGCGGGCGCGACTCCCTACTGTCCGAATTTGCCATCAACACCGCCAAGGCCAGATCCGGCGACACCGGCGCGTTGGACACGCTCTCCAAGCTGTCCAAGGAGATCGAGAGCGCCACCAAGCTGACAGCGGCCAGCGCCCTCGACCTGAACGCCACGCGCGGCTGGCTGGCCGCAAGCTTGGCCGACACGCTCACATCGCTCAAGCTCGACCTGCCCAAGTTTGCCGTCGGCACCAACTACGTACCGCGCACCATGGCGGCCGTAATTCACGAAGGCGAGGCCATCGTACCCAAGGCCTACAACCCCTGGGCCAGCGGCGGCGCCCCACAGCAAAGCAATGCGCGACTGGAGGCGCTGGTGACCCAGCTGATCGAAGACAACCGCACCCAGGCCGGCGAGATTGCGCGCCTACAGGCCCGCGTGGCGCGCGTGGTGGAAAAGTGGGACGGCGACGGCCTACCCTCCGAGCGTGAGGAGGCCTCGGTATGAATGACAAAGCCTTGACCGTGGTGCGCCCGCTGGCCATCACCCCAGCCATGATGGTCAGCAGCAACGTGCCAGAGACAGACCACCCAGAATGGGCCGCAGGCACCACCTACGCCGATGGTGATCGCGTCATCATCGCGGCCCAGCACAAGGTGTACCAAAGCCTGGCGGCTGGCAATGTGGGCAACAACCCGACGGCCGCGGCCCTGCCTCCTAAATGGCTGGAGGTTGGCTCCACCAACCGCTGGCAACCATTCGACAAATCCGTCAGCAGCCAGGTCAAGCGGGCCGGTGCCATCGGCTACCGCATCAAGCCGGGACAGGCTGTCTCGGCATTGGGCGTGCTCAACATCACGGGCGGCACCTCGGTGCGCGTGCGCGTGGTTGACCCGACCTTTGGCACGGTGTACGACAAGACCGTGAGCCTGTCGCGTACCCCGCGTGCGGGCGGCTGGTGGGCCTGGTTCTTTGGCGAGCGCCATTTCCCCACGCAGGTGATCTTGCGCGACATGCCCAGCTATCCGCTGGCAGACGTGCTGATAGACATCGCGGGCACGGCCGACCTGGCCGTGGGCGTGATTCTGCTGGGGCAGCAGCGGCATTTCTCGATGGGCGTAAAGATGGGCGCGCGCGTGGGCATACAAGACTACAGCCGCAAGGAGCGCAACGAGTTCGGCGATGTGCTGCTGGTGGAGCGGGCGTTTTCCAAAAAAGCCAACCTGTCCATGATGCTCCAAGCCTATGAGGTGGACGCGCTGCAGCAGTTTCTGACCGACGTGCGCTCCACCCCCTGCCTGTGGGTGGGCACCAGCCGCTACGAGGCGACAACGATCTACGGCTTTTACAAGAGCTTCGACATCGTGCTGTCGTACTTCGACTACTCCGACTGTGATCTTGAACTGGAAAGCCTGACATGACCGATATCGTGACGACCATCCCCATCGATGCGCTACCCCCCGCGCCTACGCCCGCAGACACCCCGCAAGACTTTGACAGCAAGGCCTTTGCGCTGCTGGCGGCCATGGTGGCCATGGTGGCGCAGTTCAACGACACGGGCAGCAAGACCAGCCAGAACGCCATCGCCACCAACGAGCGCGCCACCTCGGCCGGCGCGTCCGCCACCTCGGCCACGGCCTCGGCCGCATCGGCAGCGCAAGACGCCGCGCGCCTGGCCGACCTGGATGAGTTGTGGCTGGGCGCCTTTGCCTCCGACCCCACAAAGGGCCGCAACAACGCGCCGCTGGTGGCGGGCAATGCCTACGTCAACACCGTCACGGGCGTGGTGCGCGCGTACAACGGCAGCGCCTGGGTGCAGGGCGTCGGGGCCGTGGCCGGCGTCAACAGCCTCAACGGCGAGGCTGGCGCCCTGGTCAAGACCACCTTGGCGGCCTATGGCATCACCGACATCGCCACGGGGGCGAAGGGCGCCGTTGACCTGAACACCGTTATCAAGTCCGGTTTCTACGCGGTCACCACGCCCGCGAACGGCCCGGCCGGTGTGACGAACTCGCAGCTCATCGTCTCGTGCGATGGCATAACGGCTACGCAAATTATCACGGACAAGGCGACCGGTGCGCTGTTCGTGCGCGCCGGCAGCGGACTGTCAGGCGCGCCGGCGTGGAGCCCGTGGCGCCGCGTAGCGCTGCATAACGACGTGGCCGTGCCGCTGGCCGGCGGCGCCATGGACTGCAACGCTGGCAACTACTTCACCGAGACCATCAACGGCTCGCGCACCCTGTCTTTTGCCAACATCCCCTCGGGCGCGTATGCCTGCGTGTTGGAGGTCAACCACACCAGCGGCACCATCACCATGCCGGCGGGTACGGTCTGGAAGGGCGCCGCCCCGACGCTGCTGACCGGCAAACGCCACCTCTTCTTCTTCCAGCGCGCGCAGCTGGGCACGGCCGGCTGGTACGCCTCGGCCATCGACGGGTACAGCGCATGATCCATCCCATGATGTTCTCGGGCACCGGCCTGGCCCCCTGGCAGGCGATGTACACCTACGCGGGCACCTACTCGCTGATCGTCCCCGATAACTGTTTCTCAATGGCTGGGGTGGTGATTGGCAGCGGCGGGGGTGGAGCGCGCGGGGCCTCTGGCGACACGAATTCGTCGCCCGCCGGCGGCGGTGGCGCCCTGTCGTACAGCAATGCCATCGCCGTCACGCCGGGAGAGACGCTCTCCGTGATCGTGCCCAACGGAGGCGCGGCGGGCGGCAATATGTCCAGCGGCTACGCGGCTGCGGACGCCGGCATCCAGCGCGCAGGCGCCTGGTTGCTCAAGGCGGAAGGCGGCCGTGGCGGCAACTGGGCATCTGGCATTGGCGGCGACGGCGGCCTGGCCGTGGCGGGTGTGGGTGATGTGCGCTATTCGGGCGGTAAAGGCGAGAACGCGACGAGCTTCACCTATGGCGGTTTTTCTGGGATGTACACAAACCACGGGATCGCAGGCAGCACCGCGAACGCCTTGAGCGCCGATCTGTTCGGCGCCAACAGTGGCACGAACCTGGGCCGTGGCGGTTCGGGTGGAAGAAGCAGCGCGAACGCGGGCGCCGTGGGTGGCGTGCGCATCATGTGGGGCGATGGCCGCTCCTTCCCAAGTGCTGCCGGCAACATCGTGCGCCCCGGCTGGTGGCGGTACTACCGGCTGTATGTGACGGCCATCGGATCTGGTTCGACCTTTGGACTGGGCGAGGTCGAGCTGCGCGCATCGGCCAGCGGTGCCGACATGACCAACACCGGCACCGGGGTCGCTGGCACCAGCGGCGTTGGCCTCGCGCGCATCGTGGACAACAAGTGGGCGGTGGATGCGGATTGCTACGAAACCTTCAGCGGCGCGGCGCCTTACTGGGTCAGCGCCGACCTGGGCACCTACACCGCCGAGCAAGCCGTCTTCGCGGCCGAGCTGGCCATTTATCCGCCGGTTACCGGGACTGCCGAGAGGTCTCCCAAGGACTTCATTGTCCAGGGCTCCAACGACAACGCCACCTGGACGAACATCAAGAGCTTCAGCGGCGTGACGGGCTGGACAGCCGGCACGCCGAAGATTTTTAGCCTGACTTGACCGACCCGCTGGAATACACCCCATGCACTACATCAACACCAAGACGGGCGACTATCCCGTGACCCTGGCCGGCGTAATGGCCGCACATCCGTTGACGCTGTTCCCCAGCGATTTTGCAGAGGCTTTTGGCGACTACGCCCCGGTGCAGCCGGCGCAGCCGCCGGCCCACGACAGCGCCACGCACAAGGCGGTAGAGCTGGCCCCGGTGCAAGATGGCGGCCAGTGGCGCCAGGCGTGGCAGATCGCCGCGTTGACCGCCGCAGAACTCAAGGCCCTGGTGCCGCCCAAGGTGACGCGCCGACAGGCACGCCAGGCGCTGCTGCTGGCCGGGCTGCTGGACGATGTGCAGCCGGCCATTGATGCCATCCCTGACCCCGTGCAGCGCGGCCTTGCGCAGATCGAATGGGACGATTCGCAGGAGTTCGATCGCCATCGGCCGCTGCTGATTCAGCTGGCCGGCGCGTTAGGGCTGGATGGTGAGGCGCTGGACAACCTGTTTATCCAGGCGGGGGCGCTATGACCCGACCGGCCCTCCCCGACATCGTGCGCGGCGCCACGCTGGACATCGCTGTGCGTATCCCTGACGGATTTGCCGATGGCTACTTTGCCGGTTGGGTGCCCACGTCTCAGTTGCGCACCTATGCCGACGTGCTTATTGCCACCCTGGATGCGCAGTGGGTCGATGCTGCCAACACCCGATACATCCGGCTGCGCGCGGCAGACACCAGCGGCTGGCCCCCAGGCCCAGCGCAGTTTGACGTGCGCCTGACATCGCCAGCGGGCGTGCGCCTGCAAACCACGACGGCCACGCTGCCGATTACCAAGGGAGTCACCCGCGTATGACAACGCCATGCGTTTTAGAGCTTGAGGGCGTGCCAATCCCCGTGTGGCAGGCCGAATTTACTACCGCCGTTATCCATGGCGGCGGCGCTGGTGGCCCTGGTGGCCCTGCGGCCTGGGGCAGTATCACCGGCACCATCGCCAGCCAGGCCGATCTGGCCGCCGCGCTGGCGGCCAAGGCCGATCTGGCAACCCTGGCGCCAGTGGCCACCAGCGGCGCCTACGCGGACTTGACCGGCACGCCCATGCTTGGCACGGCCGCTGCTGCCAGCGTGGGCGACTTTGCGCCCACGGTGCATACCCACCTGGCCGCATCCATCGCCGACAGCACGCCCACCGGCCGCGCCCTGCTGACTGCCATTGATGCGGCTGCGGCCAGGGCGGTCATCGGCACCACGCAGTCAGCATGGGGCAATATCACCGGCACGCTGTCGGCGCAGGTAGACCTGTCCGCAGCGCTGGCCGGCAAGCTGTCTGCCGCAAGCAACCTGGGCGACCTTGCCAGCGCCGCCGCGGCGCGCATCAACCTGGGCTTGGGCAGCGCCGCGCAATCAGCTGCCAGCAGCTTTGCCACGGCGGCGCAGGGCGGCAAGGCCGACACTGCTTTGCAGCCCGGCGCGGGCCTGTCTGCCATTGACAGCGCGGCGGCAAACAAGCTGGCTAGCGTGCAAGCTGGCGCCCAGGTAAACGCCGTAGCCAGCGTGGCAGGCAAGACTGGCAGCGTCACACTGGTGGCAGCCGACATATCCGGCTTGGGCGCGCTGGCTACAAAAAGCACCGTCGCAGTGGCTGACGTATCGGCCAGCGGCACGCCCGGTGCCGGTACGTTTTTGCGCGGCGATGGCGCCTGGGCCGTGCCTCCAGCGGGCGGCGGAGGCGGTGCGGCTGCCTGGGGCGGCATCACTGGCACGCTGGGCGATCAGGCCGACCTGTCGGCGGCCCTAAATGCCAAGGCCAATACCGCCACCCTGGCCGCAGTCGCCACGGCCGGCACCTATGCATCCCTGACCGGCAAGCCAACACTTGGCACGGCAGCCGCATCCAGCACCAGCGACTTTGCCGCAGCCAGCCACAGCCATGCAGCCAGCGCCATCAGCGACAGCACGGCCACTGGCCGGGCGCTGCTGACAACCGCCAATGCAGCAGCAGCGCGCGCCACGCTGGGCCTGGGTAGCGCGGCCACGTCTGCCCTGGGCGACTTTGCCACAGCAGCACAAGGCGTTAAGGCAGACAGCGCCGTGCAACCCGCAGGCCTGGCGCCCTACGCCAAAACTGCGGACTTGCCGCCTGTGCCGACAAATGTTAGCCAGCTCATAAACGACAGCGGATTTGTGTCGGACATCAGCGGCAAAGTGGACAAGGTCGCTGGGAAGGGACTGTCCACCGAGGACTACTCCAGCGCCGAAAAGACCAAGCTTGCCGGTATTGCCACAGGCGCCACGGCCAACGCGGCTGATGCTGACCTGCGTGACCGTGTCACGCATACCGGGAGCCAGGCCATTGCCACGGTGACCGGCCTGCAGTCTGCGCTGGATGCCAAGCAGCCCTTGCTGGTGTCTGGATCCAACATCAAGACCGTCAACGGCCAGGCGCTGCTGGGCGGTGGCGACCTGGTGATTGCTGGCGGCGGCGGCGCAGCACCTACCGACCTGCTCGCCCCCGTCAACACCACACCCGCATCGGGCGCCACCGGCATCGGCGCGCAACCGGCGCTGGTGTGCGGCCCCTACTACGAGCTGTACGGCGCTGCGCAAGCTGCCATCCAGGTGCAGCTGCACACTGCCAATGTCTGGACTACGCCCCTGCACGACAGCGGCGAGAAGCCTGCAGCCACGTCCTACCTGCTGCCCGCTGGCCTGCTGGTGGTTGGCACGACCTACTGGTGGCGTGCCCGCTACAAGTCGGCGCGCGCGGGGTGGGGTGACTGGTCAACGCCGACCAGCTTTACTACTGCTGCGAGCTTCGGGCACTACGTAGCCGCGCCACCAGCCATTTCGCCCGCAGTTGGTGACCCGCTGGGCGGCGGCTACTACGCCGGGCAGATCTGGAACGAGGTCACGCAGTCCGCGACCAGCACCACGATAGGCACGGGCGCAAAGACGTTCACCGTGCCTGACATGACCACGAACAGGCTCTTTTACGAAGGGCAGCAAGTCGAGGTGCGCAGTCGCGGTACGCCCACGACGAAGATGGTTGGCACCGTGACGGGCGCTTTCGGCTCGTCGTTGACCGTGACCGTGACCAGCACAAGCGGCAGCGGCACGCTGATTGATTGGTCAATCATGGCTGTGTACCGCATCATTTGCGCGCCGAAGGCGGGCGGAGAGCACTCTGGAATTGCACTCAAAAACGCGAACACATTGCTGCCTGCGGCCTGCGAGACGGCCGCAGAGGGCGCATTGGCTACGGCGGCCATGGTCGCTGCGGACAGCTCCACTGTTTATCCGGCCGCATGGTGGGCCAAAGGCCTGAGCATTGGTGGCTACACAGACTGGTATGTGCCAGCGCGTGATGAGATGTACTTGTGCTACGCCGCATTCAAATCAGGGCCTACCGCCAATGTCGTGCAGAAGCGCGCGGACTACGGTATGCCTACTTTCAAAACGCGCGGCGCTTATGGTGATGTATTCCCGAGCAACGAGGGCACAAGCCTGAACACCGTTCCGCAGCGCCCTGCAAATACGTCTACCGTGCCGCCGATAACGCTGCTCGCGGCATTTGCAGCGGGCGGGAGCGAGGCGTTCGCGGAGGCTGACTACACAACGGTTGGCGACCGTGTTGAGTACCCGGAAAGCTCCGTGGTTGTGCACATGGGCACATGTGTGGCAGGCGCCAATTACAAGTCCACAAACAGGCGAGTCCGCGCAGCGCGAAGGATGTTTGTATGACCCAGTACCTCAAGTACACCCATGTCGATGCCATGACCGGCATCCCTGTCACCCAAGAGCCTGCACGCAATGGCCCCATGGCCCCCGCAGTCGCCGGCCTGCAGTTTGTCTGGGCACGCGAGTCGCTGTACCCGACCGAGCAGCCGCAGCTCTTCGGCACCTGCCCGGATGAGTCCGACACCTCCGTCCCCGGCGTGCTGGGCGTGTTTGTGCAGCAGGACTTCGAGACGATGCAAGCCGACGAGATGGTGGCAAGGGCGGCGATGCTGCCTTCGCAGCGCATCACGCGGCTTGCGTTTCGCAACCGCTTCAAGGCCGCCGAAAAGGTGGCGCTCGAAATCGCCTCGCTGGACGACCCGGCAGCCGCCATGCCCCAACGCCAGCAGGCCGCGATGCTGCGGGCCTATTTGGCCGACGTTGCTGCCGCCACGCATATCGACCTGGGCCGCGCAGACACGCGGGGGGGCGTGCAGGCGCTGGAGGCATTCGGCCTGATTGCCCCGGGCCGGGCCGCTGAAATCCTGGACGCGCCCATCGACCCCACGGAAAGGGAGCACGCATGACCCTGCAAGTCGCCTTCTATAAGGGCCGCACTCGGCTGTACGACAAGGTAACGCAATGGTGGCTAAAGGGCAGCTACAGCCACTGCGAGCTGATCCTCGGACAAGACCCGCAAGGCCTGTTGATCTGCGCATCGTCGTCCGCGAGGGACGGCGGCGTGCGCATCAAGCACATGCAGCTCAACCCCGATCGCTGGGACGTTATCACGGTGCAGGGCGACGTGTACGACGCCTGGCATTGGATGGCCCTGCACGCGGACGAAGGCTACGACTGGCTGGGCTTCTTTGGCTTCATCGCCCGTGCGCTGGGGCATGACCCCAAGCGCTGGTTCTGCAGCGAGGCTGTGGCCGAAATGCTCGGCATCCCCGAGGGCTGGCGCTTTGACCCCTGCAGCCTGCATGCCGTGCTGTCGCGTGAGTACCCTGGCGCGGGAAGGGCGGTCACGCCGTGAAGCTGATGCAATTCTTCGCGCTGTTTACCGAGCGCGAGCTGTACCTATTGGTCATGCGCGACCTGTACGACCGCAACACGCGCCGCGTGTATCGGGCCGTTGTGCGCGCGGGCATGCGCGCCGTGCCGGTGTACCTGTCCTTCGTGCAGTGGCTGGGCGTCATTGACTCTGACCGTCGCGCGGAAATCGAGGCAAATATGAAGGGAGCCGCATGAACGAACACCTCGACCCCGTGAACGTGCTGATCGCGCTCGGCAGCGTGCTTTTTGGCTCGCAGCTGGCCGGGATCATTGGCCCCTACGCAGTCATCATCATCGCGGCCACTGTGGGTGCATCGTGGTCACTGGGCAGTCGCGCACCAACGACACGCGGCAGCGCAGTGCGCTACTTTGTGCTGCTCAACGCCACGGCCATGGTCGTGACGGTGCAGGCCGCAAACGGCCTTGCCCTGTGGATGGGCCTGCAAAACACGTCCTGGCTGCTGGCGCCCATCGCGCTGCTGATCGGCGGCGTGGGCGACAGCTGGCCCCGCATCGCGCGATGGGCCGTGGGCCTGGCCGGCCGTGTGATTGAGCGCCGCACCGGCGGCGATGGGGGTCAGCAATGATTACCTGGTCTGATATGCAGCACTTGCTGGCGCTGCTCAATTTTGGTGCCTGCACCAGCATCGGCTGGTTTTGCGTGTGCCGGCTCAACACCGACAAGGCGCGCATCTACCGCATGGCGCGCCTGCGCTACACGCTGATGATGGCTGCGGCCACTTCGTCGGGCCTGCAGCCGCTGCTGTGGGGCGAGTGGCCTAGCGTGGCTGATACCGCTTTGGCGCTGGCCGTGTGCGCGTGGCTGGCGATGTCCACTTGGGGCGCGCCCCATCCTTATGACGGCCCGCGCAGGCGGATGGGAGATTTGCAATGAGCTACTTTGATGACTGCTTTGCCAAACTGATTGGGCACGAGGGGGGGTACAGCAATAACCCCGCAGACCCTGGCGGGGAAACCATGTGGGGCGTGACCCTCAAAGTTGCGCGTGCGAATGGCTACACCGGCCCCATGCGCAGCATGGGCCTGGACGTGGCAAAGGGCATCTACCGCGCGCTGTACTGGGATCGCTGCCGCTGCGACGATCTGCCGCAGGGCGTGGCGTTTGACGTGTTTGACGCCGCCGTCAACAGCGGCCCCGGCCAGGCCGCCCGCTGGTTGCAGCGTGCCGTGGGCGTGGCTGATGATGGCGTGATCGGCCCGGTCACGCTGGCAGCTGTGCGCAAGCTGCAGCCTGGCGCCCTGCGCGCTCGTTACAGCGGGATGCGGCTGGACTTCATGACGCAGTTGTCCACATGGGGCACCTTCGGGCGTGGCTGGGCGCGTCGCATCGCTGCTAATCTGAAGGAGGTGGGGGCATGATCATCCTTTGGTGGGCCATGGCCCTGACCTGGTGGAGGGCGTGGACGTGATACCAGCCCTCTACACCCACGCGGCAGCCGCGGCCGTCGCTGCAGCGCTGGCCTTCGGCGGCGCCTGGCAGTGGCAGGCGAACAAGTACGGCGCCCAGCTGGCCAGCATGCGCACAGACCATGCGCAGGTGCTGCAGCAGCTGGCCGACAAAACCCAGGCCGCCTACGAGGCTGTGCGCGAGCGCGAGGGCCAGGTGCAGGCCGCGCTCGCCCAGGCCGATCAACAACACCAGCAGGAGCTGACCCATGCCAAAACTGAAACCGACCGCCTGCGCGCTTGTGTGCGTGCTGGCACTTGCGGGGTGCGCATCATCACCCGCAGTACCGCCTGTGCAGCCGGTGGTGATGTGCCCCAAGATGCCGGCGCCGGCGGCGTGGGCGATGGAGCCGTCGCGCTCGATGACGCTGCTGCAAACCGTGTTCTCGATCTCCGAGAGTCCGTCCAGTCCGACGCCGCGAAGCTCGCCTACCTCCGGGAGTACGCCAGCGCGTGCTACCGGGCTGGGGTTGAGGGCGCCGGGGTAGTAGGCGGCGCCGACTCAAACCCTCCATGACCGATGGCTTTTGCGCCAACGGTTGCGGCAACGATGCGATAAAAATAAAAAACCATAGCTAGAAACCTATGGCGCCCGCGAGCTTCCGAATCTCCTTCGGCTCAAGCAATTCGCCTTCTGTGATCATTGTCGCTGGCTCCAAAAAAGAAAAACCGCCTCAGCGGGCGGCTTGGTTGATTCGCGCGTGGCTCAGTTCAGGACGCTGTACCCTCGCCCCTGCATGCAGCGCTTGATGATGTCGCGTTGCGTGCCCTCTCCGGCCGCTGCGCCATGCAGGCCGCCGGCCACCGCGCCGACTGCTGCGGCCTCATTGCCCCAGCCGCCCCGGCCACCGCCGACGGCGAGCAGGGCGACACCCAGAAGGGCACCGAATACCGCCCCGGCAACAGCGCCCTCGGTCGCGCCTGCGCGCTGAGTGGCGTAGGATTGGCACTCCGCCAGGTCTTGGCTGTAATTGGCGCCATGGGTGCGGCCGTCAACCAGCGGTTGATATTGCGCGCCGGTATTTGCGCAGCCGGCCAGGATGGCTGCAGACAGGATGATGGCGGTGGTTTTCATGGTGTAGTCCGCGTTTGATTTTTTAGGCTTGCCTAAACGCCGTTTCTGTGTGGAGACTGGTGCTTAGACGGCGTGGGTTGTCGTCTAATTCTGGTTAGAAGCCGCTAGTTTCTTGCCTCGTTTAGCGTAAAACCATGTCAGGCTATCAACATAGCCGCCGCCCATCCTGCACCGAAGCACAGGCAGTGCGTGCGCTGAAAGAATGACCAACTCACACCCAATACTTTCCGGGTCTGCATCAGGAACTTCCATTGGCTTTGGCCATGTTCCGAAGTTTTCTACAGCCCACGCAGCTATTTGCTTTCTGCGCGCAGACACAAGCCTTCCTTCACTCATAATGTCCTCGCGTGTTCTAACTTTTCAATCAACCCGACCGCCCTTACGGGCGTCGGGTTATCTCAGGCGTTAGGTCATCCAATGCCAGCAGCCAGGTTCTTTCTGTGAATGCCGCAGCAATCCGCGTTTTTGCATTCGAGCAGCAGTACCAGCAGCAACCCACTGCCCCTTTTTCGGCCCGCCGTTATGTCGGTATATGGGCGTTTTCAGCCAGTAGGCATCCGGCCACAGCTTTTCGGCAATGAATTGCGGATTCATCGCCTCATTGCTGGGGTTTGCTGCCCGTAGCGTTTCGGCCATTTGCTCAAGTGTTGCCATTTTTCTTCTTTCGGTTGTTTGGCTCTAACCCGTCCATCAACCGGACGCGCTAAAGCGCGCCGGTTATCTCAGGCGTTATGCGTCTAGGTTGTACTTGGCATCAAGCAATCGCCTCGACTGCTCACAGACATTGCCTCCCTCAAGGCGCACAGTGCACTGCGATACCTTTGCCCGCAGGCCGCGCCATGCGCCGCGCACAAATGGCAGCCAGTCGGCGGCAGCCTTGCGCGACGGGTAAGCATTGCCTACCCGCGTCCAGCCTGTTGCCGGGTGCATCACCATCGTAAAAAACACGGTTCTCTTTTCCATTTCTCAGTCTCCACGCCTAACAAGTCGTTCAACGCGAAGCCGCTTCGCGGCTCGCGTTAACTCAAGCGTTAGATGGGTTAAGGCGTATGGTGTTCATCAATACGTCCAAAAACATACCCCGCTCAATGGCGTGGCTCGGTGAAGTCCGGGATTGGCTGGCGCTTGTCGCGCCGGTTGCGGCTACGTCTTGAGGCCATGGCTGTCTCCTTTGCATGGTGCGCCACCGATCCGGCGCAGGTAATGCGCTGGCAGGGTGCTCCAGTCGAAGTCGTCTTTGAAGTCTCCGCAGTGGTGTTCGCGTGGCGTCATGACGTGGCCCGCTGCCAGCGGGTAGGTGGTGCCGTGAATGCCCAGCATCGCCACGCGCTGCCCGGCTGGCACTGGTGCGGATCGGTGGCACTCTCCAGCGATGCTGTTGTGCTGATGCCACCAGTCACAGCCTGCGCAGCAGGGGCCGTGCTTCACGTACCAGCGGTCGGCAAGCTCCTGGGCGTCAGGCATGGCCGTCTCCCTTCTTGATGCCGATGCCGTGGGCGGCTTCGATGGCGCGGCCGAGCGCGACATGAAAGTCGTCGTTCTTGTCCTCGAAGTGCTCCTTGAAAGCGATATCTGCAAGTGCGCTGATCTGCTCATCCGTCAGCGGTTCAGGCCCGCGCGGGAACACCGAAGGATTGACCTGGTGCAGTCGCCCCCAGCGCTTGGCCTCGGCAAGTTGATGCTCGTTCAACCTGTCGTGCTGGCCCATGCCCAGCGCAAAGCGGATTGGTTGACCCACCGGACTGTTGCCGCCCTGGTGATGCCACAGCACCCACAGCAGAGCCGCGCGCGCCGTATCCGTGAAGTCTGGCGACAGTTCGTCAGTCTCTACTACAGCCGGTTCCATGTGCTTGAACCAGAGGGCAAAGACTGCACGCAATCCAGCAAGATGCACGTCTAGCGGATTGCCATGGGCAGGAACCGAGTCATACGCCTGAAGAATCTCTTCATCGCTCAGCGCTGCGCTTGTGGTGTCAGTCATGGCGCTGTCCTTCCTTGGCCTTTGCGCGTCTTGCCGCCTTACGAGCCCGCTTGGCCTCAGCTGTCGCTAGTCGCTCCGCATCTGCACTGGTGAATAGGCGCGGTTCTCGCGCTGTTGCTATTGAGCCCAAGTGCAGCCCATGTGCTGCTGCCATGCCAAGCGCCATGGCGAGTAGAGATTTTGTTTTCATGCTGCACCACCTTCCTTGGCCTGGGCGCGGGCGGCGAGAGCATCATGCAGCTCGTCAGTTCCAGCTTCCGCATAGAGGCACCAGTTGTTGATGATGTTCCATGCATCCGGGACGTTGCTCAACATCCATCGGTAGATTGCTGCGTGCTTGGCGTCCATTTGCCGCTGCTCCGCATCCCCCTGTGCTACTGGCGCTGCGGGGTGGGCAGCACGGTAGCCTTCAATAAACCAGCCTCCAGGCTCGGTATGCCAGTCGCGTTCAGCGCCCGCGCCAAAGAACCGGAAGAAGGCCGATTTGATAGCCCCTTCTACGTCGGCATCCCCCTGCTGTACGGCAGGCTGTGGCGCTGCATGGGCTAGCACAGAGATAGCTGCGTCGATGCGACCAATGTGATATGAGTCACCTCGTTTGATTTCCTCGCATAGCTCCTTGTACTTGCCAAGTAGCTCTATGGCATCTTCACACTGTCCCGCCACAGCGGCATGCGCTGCCTGTGCCCGCATGGCGCACGTTGCGTCTGCGTAGGCGCGCATTTGGTCAGCATCGTAGAGCTCGTCAGGTACGCATTCGACGGCCTTGTCTACGCCATCCTGCCATCCGTATTCGGCGCACTCGTACCGATCACGCAAGCCGCGATCTTCGACGCCACAGCCAAGTGCCTGCGAATGCAGCTCCGGCCAGTCGATCTCCAGCGGCTCAGGCAGCGGCGGATACTCGCCCGCAGGCACTACCTCTGCCTTTGGGGCGGTGCCAGGGTAGAGCGGGATCACTTCGGCGTCTGCGTGATTGGTCAGATCATCCAAGTAGCCCATGTCGTCCTGGCTGTCGTAGACGTGCTGGGTGTCGATGCTGGGCAGATAGACCAGCCATGCTTCAGGTTGTGCAGGCTCCATCATTTTCGTGGCGCCACGAAGATGATCGATCTCCAGCCGCGCTGCGTCGTAGCCCGCCTGGAGTGTGGCGTTCTCGGCGTGCAGGCGCGAGATTTCATCCTTTAATTCTTTCATTTGTGCCTCGCAAATTCTTTGTGCATAAGTTCCCGCATTGCAGCCGAAGCGGCAGCAGCTTCTTCAATTGTGGGAAACACTTTCTGCCACCGCTTTCCTTGGTACGTCGCCGATGCCGACCACTTTCCAGACGCTTTGTGAAAACAAACTCCTTTCACGCCAATTGAGCTTTGACTACTCCCCGGCCTGAAGGCCGAGGCTTGACGCGCTTCCAGGTCATTTTCTATCCGTGATTTTTTAGGCCGCCTAATCCGCTGTCTATTGCGGCACATGCGGATTAGGCTGCGTGTGGTGGATGCGGGCTTGTCTCCCAATCCTTGTTAGGCGTCATCAAAGGCACCCAGCGGTGCCCAGTAGCTGTGTCGGCGGCGCCCGGTGTAGCCGCACTCATCGCAGCCATGCCCCTTCGCTGATTCCATGTGGTAGCCCTCGTAGCAGCCAGTGCAGGCCATGGTGTAGTGCGCAGCCTCGTGCACTGCTCCGTCGATCACGCAGTAGTTGCGGCGACGGTCAAGCCGCTTGCCTGCGACCTGGCCGGCCTGCTCGTAGGTGATGGGCTGGTCGTCGTAATGGATGAAGCCTTGGCCATCTACCGTGTGGCCGTGCCGTTCAATGCATGTTGGCATGGTGCCTCCGTTCAGTGGTGTGACGCCTAACCGTGCGCTCAAGCGGACGCCCACAAGTGGCCGCCGCTTAGCTGTTGGGTTAGGCGTCACCGATGGCCGAGAAAACGCATCGCCACTCCGTCACGTTTCCATCGTTCCACCATGCTTCGCCAAACGGGTTGTGGTGGTCGGGTAGCTTGTGCGGCTTGTCCGCATCAAATTCCAGAATCACTACACGACCCACTTTCATTGCCCATGCCATCGCCGCCTGTAGTGTTGTAAATCCTCGAACTGGTGCATGTATCGCCCCGCTCTGGCGGTACTGCTTCGCCTTCTTCTGTGTTGTGGCGTGGTAAAGTCTCAATTAATCCTCCTGACTAACACCAAAGTTCAGCCGAGCAGCGAAGTGGCTTCGGCTGCAACGCGCTGTTATTGACATCCTCCCCGCCCTAAAGGCCGAGGATTGACGCGCATTCTGGTCAAGTCTTGTCCTTCCATAGCGCCCGCACACGCTCCCACTCTCTGCGGTCGCAGTCGTGTCCCAGTGGTTTGTAGGCATCCCCGCGCTCGCGGGCTTCATCGTCGCGGGCGAACTCCTCTTCGGTGTCGCGCTGGATGATGGTGCGCACGTTCGGAGGGAGGTTTGCCCACTCTGTGCACAGCCAGTCTGCGCAGCAGCCGACGATGTAGGTCATGCGGCCCATGCAGTACCTGTGTGCGGCAATGGCCATCAAGCCTTGGAACCCCCATGCCTGCTCTTTTGTCAGCAGCGGATCGGTGACCGGCTTGTATCTGCTGCCCTGTTTTGTGTAGTAGGTCATGCCGCCATCCCCAGCGCCTTGCGCACGTCGTTGGTGCCCATGCTGCCCGTCTGCACCAGCAGTTGATCCAGCTCCAGCGCGCCAGCGGCCATCGACAGCGGATGCCGGCTTGGCATCAGCCGATCAATTGCGGCCAGGCCCGACACGATGGCGCCTCGCTGCGCCTCGATGCTGTCGGGGTCTTGCGCCAGGTCAGCTAAAGCGTTCGCCGTGCCGGCCAGAATGCGCGCCTCGGGTGTCTCGCCAAGGCCGTGCAGCCGCGCCGCGTGGAAGGTGACGTACACCAGGCGCCCGGCGAGATTCGCCAGGGCCTGGGCATTTGCCCCGGTGTAGGCGTGCAGCGCGGCTCCGGTGCGAAGGCGCTCCACATCTTCGCGGATGCCGGCCACGATCAGCGCCTCTTTGATCGGGTTGACGTGCTTGTGGCGCTCGCGCTCCCATGTGGATGTTGCGCGGCGCTTGCGGGCGTAGGTGCTGGTCTTGCGCATGGTTATGTGCTGGCTGTTGGTTGGGTGGCGCTGCTGTCAGTTGATTGACAGCCGATCCTTGCGCACGATGCGCGCGCCTGCGACGGCTTCGCCGGCCTTGATGGCGTTCTTGATCTTCGTCTTGCTGGGCGCTGGCGGCTTCGGGTCATTGCACAGCGATGGCGGGAATTCCGCGCCATCGTCCAGCTCCACCGATTCATCACGCTCAAGGTAGAGCTTTGCGCCGAACAGGCCGAGGTCGTGCTTCACCTCGGTTATGCCGGTGGACTTCATGCAGTCCGCGATGTAGGCTTTGAATCGGTCGAGGCGTTTTTCTCGGGCCTCGATCTTCGCCAGCATGTCCTTCACCATGGCCTTCGCGCTTTCCAGCGTGGCGCCTTCCTCCTTGGCGTAGGCCACGCAGGCGACGGCCTTGTGCTGGAAAAGCTCGCGGCTGTCGCTGTAGTTTTCCAAGATCTCGCCCGTCTCCGGGTCAATCTGATTCACGGACTCGCGCACCTGGGCTGAGAGGTCAAATAGTGTGAGTGCGGTCATGGGGTGTCTCCTCAGAACGGGATGTCGGAATCAAGATCATCGAATCCACTGCCCATCGGCGCGGTAGCAGGGGCTGGCCTTGGTGCAGGCGCCTGGCGCGGGGCGGGTGCTGCAGTGCGTTCGCCGCCGCCCGCAAGCTCCACGTCGATGACGCGCCCGGCCAGCTTGTGGCCGTCGCCATTCTGGCTGGTGAAGGTTTCGATGTGCACATCCTCCAGCGTGACGGCCACAAGACCGCCCTTGAGCAGGTAGGGAGCCAGCGATTCCGCACGCCTGCCCCACAGGGCGCCGTCTACCCACTGTGTGAGCTTTTCACCCTTGACGCGGCGCGTGAACGCCAGGGCGAGGGTGGCAACGGTGTCGCCGTTGCTGGTGGTGCGCAGTTCTGCATCGCGCCCGAGTCGGGCGAGTCCATAGGCATTCATGAAGTTTCCTTTTGCTTGTTGTGAAGTCGTTTGATGGCGGGTGCGTAGGCGTTGGCGGGCATCGCGTCCACGCTTGGCACCGCCATGCCAGCGCCCTTGCTGATCCAGGCCAGAAACGCGGCCGTATCGCTGCCCGTGCTTTGCAGCAGCGTCTTGATTTCGTGGGACTGGGCGTCGGTGATGCGGGGCTGCTCGCGGCGCATGGTTTCCTCGGCGGCCCAGGCGACATACTTGGAGTCGTCCCATTGGCCGCTGAATATGTCGCCGGCAAAGCCCAGCATGGACAGGCACTTGACCATGCCATCGGTAACGGACTTCTTGGGCGCGTCCTCGTCCACGATGTGCTTGCCCTGGCTGCTGGTGTAGGCGGCCTTGGTCTGGCCCATCTGTTCGATCTCGCCGCGCTTGCCGTCCAGCATGTACCAGACCAGCACCTGGGCTATGTGCAGCGACTCGTCGCCGAAGCGTTCAAAACGCTCCGAGAGGACTTTCACCCCCCATCCAAGGCCACACGGGCCGAAGGTTTCCGTGGCCCGCTGGATGATCCAGTACGGTTTGGGGCTGCTGCCCTTGTATTGCTTGCCAGAAATTGGACGGACAGCAGCAGGGTCCGTTACACATACAGACCTCCACAAATTCATGTTTTCCGTTTTGTTCATACCCATGTCTCCCTATTCACAATCTTGTGTATGGCGGCATAAGAGACGCCGTACTGTCTAGCTAGGCTCATTAACGAATCTGGGCGTCGAACACCAGACTTGCCGGGCTTATATGTGGACCTGATTGCATCCACTTGTTCAACAGTCAATTTGCTGCTGCCAACTTCTTCGCCGTGTTGTACAGAATCTGGTCTTACTTTTGACTTGTGCCTGTCACCGCCAGCAGACCGCCCTTTGCACTTCATGTCCGTCATGTTGTCTTTGTGCGTACCAAAGAATAGGTGGTCTGGATTAACGCAAGATGGGTTGTCACAACGGTGGCAAACCATCATCCCCTCCGGTATCGGCCCGTAAGTCTCCTCCGCAGCCACGCGGTGCGCGTACACCGTTTTATTGTTCTTGGTGGTAACGCCATAGCCTTTTGGCGTTTTCGCCTTGTCCCAAATCGTGCAATTGCCGGTGATGGGCTTCACCGCTGCCGGGTCGGTCACGCAGACCGATTGCCATAGTTGCATATTGTTCATATACGTCCCTAAAACGGCAGACCCTTGAACGCCACGCCATAGGCGATGCGCGCGGAATATCGGATGGTGTTGTGTCGTGCGTACAGGCGGAATACCTGGATGAATTCAATCAAGCGGCGCATGTCGTGCTCCTCAAAAAGAACCGGCCCGCTGTGGGCCGTCGTGGATGTGGTGATCGCGCCGTATGACCGGCAGCGGTGTCTTGTGGCTGTAGTGGTGCCCGAAGTGCCAGGCACCGCACTCGGCGCAGTGGTACGCGGCTATGCCGGTGCTGTAGCGCCTGCTGGCGCGTCTGGCCTTGTCCTGCGCCTGCACCTTCGTGAATGGCTGCTTGCCTGTTGGGCAGCTCATGCCACCCCCGACAGCCACCAGCAATAGCCGATGGCGCAGAACCGCCCCAGGTGCGGCGCCCATGCGCGGTAGAGCAGGCGGAATTCTTGGATGCGGCGCTTCATGCCGTGGCCACAATCACGATGGCGGCGACGATGGCCAGCAGTGAGATGGCGCCCCACCAGGCAATGCCGTAGTTCAGGGCGTCAACGTCCTTGAAGATGGCGCGGGCGCTGTCGGCGTCGCACAGCCGGCCCTCGCCCATGCTGCGGGCGAAGCGCTCGGTTGTTTCGTTGTAGTCGGCAGGGGTTGGTACGCGGTTCATTGCGCGTCTCCGTACTGGATCTGCAAGGCCAGGGCGCGTTCTTGGCGCAGGCGCTCCTTGTGCTGCATGTTGTAGAGGTCTGCTGCTAGGCGCTGCGCCTCAGTCGGCTGGTCTTGCCGGATCGGCACAGGCCAGCAACGGTGCAGCACCGTGGCGATGGTGGGATTGACGTGTTCGTCCATGTCAGGCCTCCGCTGTCTCCGCCGTCGCTTCAATGATGGCCCCGGCACTTGGCCGGGACGGGGGGTGGTTAGCCGTCACCGGAGCCGTCGCCGTCGCAGTCGCCGGAGCCGGAGCCGTAGCCGTAGCCGGAGCCGGAGCCGTCGCCGCGTCCGGAGCCGTAGCCGGAGCCGTCGCCGCGGCCGGAGCCGTAGCCGCATCCGTCTCCGGAGCCGTCGCCGCGTCCGGAGCCGTAACAGGAGCCGTCGCCGCGTCCGTAGCCGTGGCC